TTGGGAAAACGTTCCCGGCGTCTTCAGCAGCTATACGCCAATCGACGCTCCGCCGGGCGACCTATCGCCTGGAGCCGAATGGGAAGTGGAAGAGGAGAGCGATTTTGCGGCCGTCCTCGCTGAAATGGAAAAGTGCGGGGCGCTGGACATCGCCTGGCGGTGTTTCGACAGCCAATGGTTCGCTGTGGCCCAGAGACGGCGTCGCGTGTTCCTTGTCGCGGATTTTGGAGCGCGACGCGCCTCGGAAATACTGGCTCTCGCCGAAGGCATGTCAGGGCATCCTGCGCCGCGCCGAGAGACGGGGCAAGGCGTTGCCGGAACCCTTGAGAGCCGCGTTGGAGGCGGTGGCTTCCCAGGCACCGACGGCGCCTGCGCAGGCCACGTCGTCCCCGCGATCACGAGCAAGTGGGCGAAGGGGTACGGCGGCCCGTCGGGCGACGAGTGCCAGAACCTCGTCTTCACGGTGCAAAGCAACGACGGCGGCGCCCACAAACGCGCCGACCGGCCCAACGGCGGTCTGTACGTCAAGCGGACAGACACGGCTCTGACGGTCGGCACGACCGACCAGACGCTCGTTGTGCCGGCGGTCTGTGGGACTCTTAAGGCATGCGCCGGGTCCGGCACGCCCAATGGCGCGGAAGAAGCCAGCCGCCTGATCCCAATGCCCGTGGCGTTTCAGCCGCGTCTTGCGCGGAATGGGCGCGGCGGGCCATCGGACGTGGCGTACCCGCTGACCGCTGAAGCGGGGACAGCCAGCGACAGCAGCAACGCCGTGGCCATTCCGGCGTGGGGTGTGCGCCGACTGACACCGCTTGAGTGCGAGCGGCTTCAGGGCTTCCCTGACCGATGGACGGCGTGGGGCCTGGATGCGACGGGCAAACGAGTCGAGATGTCGGACACGGCGCGCTACCGGATGCTCGGCAATGCCGTGACGCGCACAGTCGCGCACTGGATCGGGAAGCGAATCGTGAAGGCAATGCACCGACAGGAGATTCAGGCTTGACGCAGTCGCTCTTTCCAACTCCGAAAGCGCCTCCGCTTGTCCTGCGTCCGTACCAGCAGGAGGCGATTGACGCCGTCTACCGCCACCTGCGGGAGCACGACGACAACCCCGTCATCGTGATTCCGACGGCGGGCGGGAAGACCCCTATTGCAGCGACAATCTGCCGGGACGCCGTCGGCACGTGGAACGGGCGCGTCCTCATCCTGGCGCACGTCAAGGAGCTTCTGGAGCAGGCCGCAGAGAAACTCGACCGGATCGCCCCGGAACTGCACGTCGGCATCCATTCCGCCGGACTGAATCGGCGCGACACCGAGCATCCCGTCATCATCGCCGGCATCCAGAGCGTCTACAAGCGGGCTTGCGACCTGGGGCCGTTCGACCTCGTCCTTGTGGACGAGGCGCATTGCATCGCGCCCGAAGGCGATGGGATGTACCGGCAGTTTCTGGCGGACATGAAGGTCATCAACCCCCGCGTTCGCGTCATCGGTCTGACGGCTACGCCGTTTCGGATGAAGTCGGGGATGATCTGCGCGCCGGAAAACTTCCTGAACTCCGTCTGCTACGAGGTCGGCGTAAGGGAACTCATCCGCGACGGTTTCCTCTGCAAGCTGGTCACGAAGTCCGGGCAGCAGAAGGCAGATACGTCTGCCCTGCACGTGCGCGCCGGGGAGTTCATCGCCAGCGAGACGGAAGCCCTCATGGACCAGGACGCGCTCGTGGAATCTGCATGCGCCGAGATCGCCGAGTACACGAAGGACCGCAAGTCATGCCTCGTCTTCACCAGCGGCCTGAAACACGGCAGCCACGTTGCGGAAGTGCTGCGCCGCAGAACCTGCACGGAAGTCGGCGAAGTGTATGGCGAGACCTTGTCCTTTGACCGAGGCAAGCTGCTTCAGGACTTCCGCGAGGGCAGGCTGAAGTACCTGGTAAACGTCAACGTCCTCACGACCGGCTTTGACGCTCCAAACATCGACTGCATCGCCATGCTCCGGCCCACCATGTCGCCAGGTCTCTACTACCAGTGCTGCGGTCGGGGATTCCGTCTGCATCCCGGCAAGGAGAACTGCCTCATTCTGGACTTCGGCGGCAACGTCCTTCGGCATGGGCCGGTGGACCAGGTCACGGCGAAGACCGTCCACGGCGGCAACGGTGCGGCGCCCGCGAAGGAATGCCCGGAGTGCCATTCCGTCATCGCCGCGGGCTACGCCAGGTGCCCGGACTGCGGACATGAGTTTCCGCCGCCGGAGAAACAGCGGCACGAGGCGAAGGCGACCACGGCGGGCATCATTTCGGGCGAGGAGATTGTGGAGGAGCGTGCCGTCCAGGACGTCCTCTACAGCGTCCACGCGAAGCGCGGCGCGCCAGAGAACCATCCGAAGACCCTGCGCGTGGATTATCAGGTCGGGTTGAACGAGTTCGTCTCGGAATGGGTCTGCCCTGAGCACACCGGCTTCGCGCGGTGGAAGTTTGAGAAGTGGTGGAAGACGCGGTCGGACGTACCGCCGCCGGCCACAGCCGAAGAAGCCGCCGCACTGGCGCGCGACGGTCTGATTGCGCCAACGGCTTCCATCACTGTGCGCACTGTCGTCGGCGAACAGTTCGGAACGATTATCCGGCACGTCTTCGGCGAGAAGCCGCGCATGGCGGGTTGGGACGAGGAACCTGCGCAACAGCCAGCCGCTGCTTCTCTGGGCGTGAGCGATGACGACGTCCCCTTCTGATGGAGCAAGCCATGAGCACTGAACGACCGATGCGCGCGTTCCGAAGAGAGCGCGACCTCGTGCGCACGATCCGCAGAGTGGAGGCGTGGCTGCAGCGATTCCACGACCACGGCGATGCCGGCGTGGGTGAAATCCCTGAACTGCTTTCTTCGCTCCGGCGTATATTGCGCCACAGAGGAGAAGGAAGCGCATGAGCGGATTTCCCGGCTGTTCCTGGTGCCACGGCAAGGGATGCATCTGCTGCCCGGCTGAAGAGAAGAAGGCGGCGGAACGCGCCCATGAGCCGCTCATCGTCGCGCGGCGCAACGACCCCGGCGACATGGCCGACCTCAAGGAACTCTTCGGCGCTGACGCCCTGAGACACGCCTTCGGTCCCGATGGAGAAGGGATGGCCGAAGTTCACCGCAACGCGGCGTTGTTCAACCTGAAGCAGGCGTTGCGGAAGTGGAACCCCAACAAGACGCGGAGACGGAAGGACTGAATCACATGGACAACGTGAATCACCCAAGCCACTACACGAGCCATCCGTCAGGCATTGAGTGCATCCAGGTGACCGAGCACATGAACTTCTGCATTGGAAACGCCGTGAAATATCTCTGGCGCGCAGGTCTCAAGGGCAATGCGCTCGAAGACCTGAAGAAGGCCCGCTGGTACGTCGACCGGGAGATTCAGCGCCGTGAAGCACAACAATCCCAGGAGGCGCGGTGAGCGAACTCCTTCAAGCCGCCCAATACTATCTGAGCCGGGGCTGGATGCCCGTCTACGTCCCGCCAGGGGTGAAGGGCCCGAACCGGCACGGATGGGAGAAGCTCCGCTTCACCGAGGCGGACCTGCCCGGACAGTTCAACCGCCCCGGCAACATCGGCATCATCCTCGGGGAAGCCAGCAACGGACTGGTTGACGTGGACCTGGACTGCCCCGAAGCCCTGGAGGTGGCCGACCAGTATCTGCCGGCCACTCCCTCGGTCACCGGGCGTCCGAGCGCGCAGCAGTCGCATCGCTGGTACGTCTCGGACGTGCCTGCGACGAAACAATTCCGCGACCCGAAAACGCGGAAGATGATCGTCGAGCTTCGGAGCAACGGCGGTCAGACACTCGTGGGTCCGAGCCGACACGCCGAGACGAGCGAACCCTACGACAATCTCGAAGGTGAGCCAGCCCATGTGCCTGGCGATGTTCTTCTCAAGGCCGTTCAGGGTATCTACGAGGACGTACTGCGCCGCCGGTACGGCGAGATTCCCCAGAAGCGGACACCGTCGCCGTTGCCGACTTCACCCCATGTGCCGGACGCCGACTCCATCGAGCGCCGCGCACTGGCATACCTTCAGGCCATGCCGACGGCCATCAGCGGCCAGGGCGGACACAACGCCACGTACTCGGCCGCGACCGTTCTCGTGCATGGCTTCGGCCTCTCCACGGAACATGCATTTGGGATGCTCCTGGCGCACTACAACCTGCGCTGCCAGCCGCCCTGGACGGAAAAGGAGCTTCGGCACAAGGTCGAGGACGCCGCGAAGAAGCCGCACGACCGGCCCTTCGGATGGCTGCGCGATCAGGCCCCGCTCATCGCCCCTGCCGACGACGTCGATACGTCCAAGCTCATGGCAAAGCTGACACCGAAGAAGGATCCGCCGCTCCGGGGTATTGACGATCCCGGCCCTGTCCCGGAGTCCATGCTGCGGATTCCCGGCTTCATCTCCGAGGTGATGGACTACTGCCTCGATATCGCGCCGTACCCGAATGTGGCGATGACGTTCTGCGGGGCGCTGTCCCTCCAAGCGTTCCTGGCCGGACGCCGCGTCCGCGATCCGGGCGACAACCGCACGAATCTCTACCTGCTCGGCCTGGCGCATTCGTCCGCAGGCAAGGACTGGCCGCGCAAGGTGAACACCCGCATCATCCACGAGATCGGCCTGTCCAACTGGCTCGGAGACCGCTTCGCGTCCGGCGAAGGGATTCAGGACGCCCTCCACGTGACGCCCTGCATGCTTTTTCAGACCGACGAGATTGACGGGATACTCCAATCCATCAACAAGGCCAAAGACGCGCGACACGAGAGCATCATGAGCACGCTTCTGACGCTCTACTCGGCGTCGAACAGCGTCTTTCCAATGCGCCGCAAGGCCGGCGACGACGAACCCAAGACGATTGACCAGCCCTGCCTCGTGATCTTCGGCACGGCGGTACCCAATCATTACTATGACGCGCTCTCCGAACGGATGCTCACCAACGGCTTCTTCGCGCGCATGCTCATCATCGAGAGCGGTCCGCGTCCGCAGGGACAAGAACCGAAGATTCGCCCGCTCCCGGAGCGAGTTCTGGCGACGGCGCGATGGTGGGCGGGCTTCCGGCCCGGTCCCGGCAACATCGACAGCTGGCACCCGGACGCGCGAATCGTGGAGCAGACGGACGAGGCGCAGCAACTTCTGACCGAATCGCGCCTGGCATGCGAGGCGGAATACGCCAAGGCCGAACGCCGCCAGGATTCGGTTGCAACGACGGTGTGGGGTCGAGTGAGTGAACAGGTCCGCAAGCTATCGTTGATCTACGCGGTGAGCGAAAGCCATGAGTCGCCCAAGATTGGCGCAACCGCAGTGAAGTGGGCGACGGACCTGGTCATACATCAGACGCGGCGCATGCTCTTTATGGCACAAAGCCACGTCGCCGACAACCCCTTCCACGCCGAATGTCTCAAGCTTCAGGAGAAGCTGCGCGAGGCGCCGCATCAGGCGCTGCCCCACAGCGTGCTCCTGAAGCGGATGAAGACCGACGCGAAGACGTTCCAGAACATCATCGAGACGATGCTGCAGCAAGGGGACGTCGAGATTGTGTCGAACCGAACGACGGGACGCACCGGCCTCTCTTACCGGCTCACGGCAGAGGCGCGGAGCGGGGTGAAAGATGGGGGTCAAGAAGGGGGTGAAAGGTGAAAGAAGTTCGGCACAAAGGGCGTTTGCAGGGGGCTTCTTTCCCCCATCCTTCACCCTTTTTTCACCCCTTCTTTCACCCCCGGAAATCGGAGGGAATGCCTTGTTAATACATGAGAAACATACTTCTCTCTCTTCTTTCACCCCTATGCCCACGCGCGACGAAAATTGCGTGTGTACGCGAGAGGGGGTGAAAGAAGGGAAAGAAGGGTCTTGGACGTCGCGCTCCGTGGCCTGGCCCCCACGTCGCGCACGGGCGTCTCACTTATGCCAGGCACAAGTGCTGACTACCCGAAGCGCAGTCTCACTATGAACGTTCATAGTGAGAACCGCGCCGTGGCCGGACACCGGCAAGGCGGACACGCGCGCACAGGCGCGTTCAGGGCGCGCCGGGCGAGCCGTTGCGAGGTCACGTACAACGTCGGCGCCCGCGCGCAACGTGCGCGAACTGTGCGCGTCGTGGCGCAAAGGCGAGAGTGCTGCACTTTGCAGCAGTTCAACGGTTCCTTCCCGGCGCAAACCGTTGCCGACCGCGCGGGAACCAGTCGCCAAGTTAGAGAGTCTTTCTTTCGCGTGGATCAATTTCTTGGGAGGTGAGGCCGATGCAGATCGAAATGCGCAAGGTGAGCGAGGTCAAGCCGTATGAGAAGAACCCCCGCCAGAACGATGACGCGGTGGATCACGTGGCGCGCAGTATTCAGGAGTTCGGGTTCCGGCAGCCGATTGTCGTGGACGCCGATGGCGTCATCATCTGCGGGCATACGCGACTGAAGGCGGCGCAGAAATTGGGCTTGGAAGAAGTGCCCGTCCATGTGGCCCGCGACCTGACGCCGGAGAAGATTCGAGCCTACAGGATCGCCGACAACAAGCTCGCGGAACTGGCCTCGTGGGACATGGACCTGCTGCCCGTCGAGCTTTCGGAACTCCAGTCCGCCGGCATGGACCTCTCGTTGATGGGGTTTGACGAGGAAGACCTGGCGAAAATCATGGAGCCGGAGGTCAAGCCCGGCCAGACCGACCCGGATTCCGTGCCGGAGCCACCCGACGCGGCGGTCTCCAAGCCCGGCGAGGTCTATCAACTTGGCGCCCACCGTCTCATGTGCGGGGACTCCGGTTCCGTGGCCGACCTCGACCTGCTCTTGGGCGGCCAGCCGATTCATCTGGTCAATACGGACCCGCCTTACAATGTCCGCGTCGAACCGCGCAGCAACAACGCCATCGCAGCCGGGTTGTCGTCGTTCGGCGACAGC